AATAGACTTGATGTAGGTGTAGGTATTAACCGATCCACCGACCTTCATGCGGCTCGAGGCACAGATATTCAGATAGTCAATATAAATGATGTCTGGCTTGAACGACTTCTTCAGGCGCAGCTCGTTAATTAGATGACGGAAGTGACCAACGTTCGCTGCGGCAGTAGGATATTCTTTTACGATTAACTTGCCTGAGGTTTTGTTGCGAACACGATCAATCTTCTTATCGTAAGATTGTTTAGGAATCTCAGCCAACTCATCAAGTCGAACATTAAGTAGGTTGGCATCAATACGCTCGGCAATCTTTTCTTCTGCCATCTCCATAGTAATGTAGAGAACGTTTTTGCCATCAAGCAAATTAGCTGATGCCATATGACACATTGCCAAAGACTTACCGACACCTGTACCAGCAAGGATAATGTTTAGTGACTTCTTTGGAACACCACCCTTTGTAATCTTGTTAAGGTATTCAAGGTCAAATGGTATGCGCTCTTCAACGCGGTGATAAAAGTCAAAGCGAGCATCAGAATTGTCAAGGAAATCGTGCCCAACGTTAGGGTCAAAAGATACAGCAAGGGCAGTAGAAAGGAGTTCAGGAATTGCTCCCTTATCTCTTTTACCGTCACCTTCGATAATTTGGATTGAATCCATAATAGCATTGTAGATTGCCTTTTCTTGACAGAACTTCTCAGTTGTTTCAATTAGCCACGTTTTATCGTCTTGTTCGTTATTATCAAGCGAGCCAATATAATGACCAATCTCTTCAAACTGTTTGTCGTTGATGTTAGTGCGCTTATCAATTTCAATAGTTAATGCTTCACGCGAAGGCAAGGCATTATACTTGTTGATAAACTTATCGAGCTCTTCATAAATGATTCTCTCATTTACATCTTGAAAATACTCAGCTTTAACATAGGGGAGTGTGCGACGAGCAAAGTCTTCGTCATTAAGCAGGTTGCGAAGAATCAGGTGTTCTGTTCTCATTCATTTCTTCCAATTGTTGACTAATAATTTCCACTAGGATACCACCAAGGATACCCTTATCATTCTCTTGTGTCAAGTCAACATTATTTGGATTGTCGATTGTTATTGTATTAAATGTTAACTGAGCTGCGCCATTATCATCAACTTCTTCGTCGATACGCACAACATCATATTGATAGACTAAACCTTCATAATCACCTTCTACGATTTTAACGCACCAATGATCATCGTGAAATGCTTTTTTATTATCAACTAATTCATACTTTGGAAGCATCTTCTAACTCCTTTGAATAATCATCAGTATCCTGTAAATCACCAATAGGATGAATGATTGGATCATTTGGATCTTCTTCGATTTCCTCTACTTCATATTGACCATACTTATATTCTTTTGCTGCTGCTTTATCTAACTGAGCAAGAACTTCTTCAGTGAAATATTTTTCTGGTTCTTCGTTGATGTTCTTACCAAATACTTTAGTTCCATCTGGCAATTCATATCGAGTAGAAACCTTCTTGATAATCTCATACTTCTCTGCCAATTCTAGCAGACCATAGTAACGATCCAAACCTTGTTCGAATGAGAGTTTGACTTCTGCTTTGCCTTGCTCTTTAGTAAAGCGAGATTTATGCATAGTACATTTAATGATGTTACCAATAACATCCTTACCATCTTTATCTTTCTTCTTACCTAAGAATACGATTTGAGAAGCAGCATACTTTAAGCCGCTACCGCCACCCATTTCTTTAGTAGGAATGTAAGCACCAATCACGTCATAAACATGGTTGGTGACGAGCAGCGGGACGTTCGCCTTTGCCAGCTTTAACGAAAGAACACGGAACGTACCACGTAGCAATTGAGATTTAGTCATATCACGTGCTTGTTTACCTGACTCAACATCTTCAAGTTCCTTCATACTTGATAGCATGCCAAGTGAGTCAAGAACCATAATCATAGGTTTCTTTTCATCCTCAGGCGTGTCAATGTAACTGGTTAGAATGCGAGTCGCGCTCGTTCTAAACTCTTCGATTGATGTTGGTTCAACGATAACAACGTTCTTAGGATTAATACCTCGATCCACCATCATTTGTTTTGTAACTGCTGCCTCTGTATCAAAATAGATAACACCACCATCAGGGTTATCCTTTAGAAACTGAGCGACAACACCCATTACAAAAAAGGTTTTGCCTGTTGCTGATTCACCAGCAAAGGCAGTAATTTTATTGTTAGGCACACCACCATAAATGCTACCAGACATTAACGCATTAAGCGCATATGATCCAGTGTCAATAGTACCAGAAAACTCAGAGCTGTTGCCACCTTCATCTAGATTGACGGCAGACTCAATGCCCTTAGTAATGTTGCTCAAGAAATTCATAATAACTCCATTAATTAAGACTTGTATATATTATATAAGTGATCAGCGAATGCGTCAACCTTTGCGACGCGATCTTTCCAAAGAATATATTCTTTCTCTGGGTTTGCCTTTAGATTAGTTAGCAACGGTTGAATGGCATTATACAAATTGTCAACCTTTTCTTGTAAGTGTTCAGCAGTGCTTGATGTTTCAGCAGCAACTGTCGTTGCTTTCTGTACTGCTTCGAGTTCGCTCTCATCAACGAGCGTAAAACCAAAATCGAAATCATCGTTCATCCGAAGAAGTCCTCTAGTGTTGATTGTTTTTCAGGCGACCAGCCAATGGTGTTAAGAATAATCTTTAGTGGCTCAAGAAACGATTTCTCAAACTGAGTATCGTAGTCAATGTACTCACTTAATCCAAACTCTTTTGGCAAGGTAGAAAGAACACTAAGAACATTTTGCCTAGCAGGATTTGGCTCTTTAAGATAACAGAATTTAATTTTCTCGCCATCTTTGATAACCTCATAACGTCGAGTTAGATTGTGCTTGCGCAACAAATTATTATAGAGAAGCCCACCTCTAACATGTATCGGTGTACCCTTTGGTATTTTCAACTCGTCGCCGCCGATAGTGTATTTATTCAGATCAGAGATAGAGCGAGGAAAGGCAACGTCCTCGAAAGGCAACGTCTTAAATTTTTCACGAAACTCAGCAATGTAATCTTGTACGTCTGACTCACCATGAGTCATAATTAAATTAAGTGACTTCTTAAGCGCATCACGACATACTGCTGGTGTTGACGACTTAACTGTTTCGATACCCATCATCTTCAACTTGGGTTCGGCATAGCGAACGCCTTCGTTGTCATGTACGTTGAGTATGTAACGTTTCTTCGCAGTCCAGATTCCTTTATCAGCGATTGCTTCTCGCTTCATAAACATCTTCTGGTCATACGCATTCATCATATCAGCAAGGGCTTGATAACTCCGATCAATAAAAGGTTCAATTTTCTGTCGAGCAACGTCGTCCAAGAATTGCACGGTCTTAGCAGTCGACGGTACTCCGCCTCTTTTTTCAAACACTTTGTGTACCAGCTCGTCAAACGTGATGTAAAGCGAATCTGTATCAGACGCAATGACATAATCTTTATCCTCTGTATCAAGTAATTTGTTTAGATATTCATTCATCCGTCTTTCAATCCATTTGATTGATAACTGCCCAGACAGAGTAATGGCTTCTGCTTGACGAACGTCAAAGAATCGAAAATACTGATTCCCGAGTGCACCATAAGCAGAGTTAAGTTGAACCTTCTTAGCCAACTGAAGGTTTTTATATTTAGATATGTCTTTCTTGAGTTGTACTCTTGCTTCGAGCAACTCTTGTTCAGACATGTCACTTACTGCTTTCATCGTGAGAGTGCGATCCCAGTAGTTGCTTCAACCCAAGCGTCAGCGATTTGATTATTACATGGTGTGATAAACACAACACTATGGAATGTTGCTGATTCTGGATTCTCAACACCAGTCATACAAATACCACGAGCAAAACCCATACCACCGTTCTCACCCATCACCAACATACGTGGCTTTACCAAAATTACAGCTTCGCCATCAAACCCATCTAGTTTACCAACAAACTCGCCAGCAGTAGTCACTACTGATACAACTTCACCCACTTCTGCTTTCATTTTAATCTCCTTTCAACCTGCTCTAGCAAGTCTTGTGCTTCAAGCATTTTCTTCTTAGCAACCACACGATCACTGTACATTTTATCCATCATCTCAGGCAAGAAACCTTGCTTCTTTCTGTCAAACAGATATCCGTTTGCTGCCACACACATATCAGCGGCAACTTCTGGCTTCTCGCCATTAAGCAGCCCATCAACAGTTACATCAACGAAGTCGTGCGTAAATGTATCAGGACTTATATTATACTGCATAATCAGGTGTGGGTAAAGCGAATTTAAGTCAAACGACATAACCCAGTTATGTGCGCCAACTTGTGGTTCTTTTACATATGCACCTGCATACTGCGTGTTTTTTTCTTTCTGTTCCTTCGGGGGAATGGCAATGTTGCGATCATACAACCAGTTATGAATCAGCACATCCCACATGCGCACCTGAGTAAACACGTCACCATAGTTTACCTTCGCATCGTAGGCAATAGCCAAAGCCATGTCAATCAACTTCATCTTGTCTTCAAGTTTGTCTACCAACTCAACGTCTTTGATGTTGTAGTCGATAAACTTCTCATAGTCAAGTTTATATAATTGATGG